TTTCCGTCTGTAATTGAGCTATTAAAGCAGGCAATGAAGACCTAGAAGAACTTACAGATGCAGAAGTTGCAGACATTACGTTAAGCGGACCACCACCAGCCGAAGATGATCCATTAAGCCCATAAGAAACATTAGACGAAGTAGCAGGTGTTCCTCCGCCATTAGCCAATTGTGCTAGGTTTTTTCCAATCGCAGTAGAGTATTTTGTTCCAGCCGTATTAAAGGCATCGCTACCTACTACGCCCGTGTTCAACCATTTAGAAGCGCCACCCGCACCCTGATTATGCGCGTAGCCTAGAATCTCTAATTGTTTTTCAGGTGCAGCATTAGCGTATTTAGGATTTCTCATTAATTGCTTACGGTTAGAATCTGTATAAGCCTCAAAGAACGTTTCTTGCATATCAGGATTTTTAAGAAATTCTTCGGTGGAAGGCGGACGAACACCTAGTTTACGTGCCGTTTCATTAATCTCGTCTCTACCCATTTGATAACGTCCAGCAAATCTACCACTGGAGCCACCCATAATATCATACTTGCCGTTTGATTCTATCTTAGCAATTGATTCCTTAAAAGTGTTGTATTGATCTCCCGAAATCTTCATATTGGAAGTTAACATACCAGAAGTAAAAGGCACTGATGGAGAACCTACGGAACTAGAAGACCCACCACCACCACCAGAAGTAGACCCAGCCCCTGAAACTTGAACACCTCCACCAGCCCTACCATTTGATGATACCTGTGAGGGTACAGAAACTCCAGAAGTTCTGACGTTTGCAGCATTAGAACTGCCACCACTATTGAAGTTATTATAATTATTACCACTAGCATAATCTCCCTCAACTATCGCTTCCCCTACTTGTTTGCCCAGCTCTTTAGCGGCGCTTTCGCCTATTATTAAATTCATAGTTGCCGGTTGAATAGTTACCGTGCCATCATCGTTACCTCCTTTCTGTTGATAAGAACGGACACCTAGACCTTGAGGACCATCGACAAGAGGCATAATGGCTTCGCTGCTGCCCTTTTCAGACATGCTGAACGCAGCACCGTTGGCTGTAACGCCAACTGCACCCACACCAGAACCACCACCGACTACAATACCACCCTTTGATCTAGCTTCCAAATCAGGAGAACGACTCAAAGCCTCAAATATCATCTTGTTACTGGCTTTAAGCCTGCCGAGAGTTTCTACGTACGCAGGATTGCTAGGATCAGATGGCGCAACACCATTTGCCAGCATCCATTCAACCGCATCACGCTTTTGATTAGGTGATGCTTGTCCTGACGTTAATTGTGCCCACGAACTTTCTTGCGTAAGGTTTAATTTGGCACCACGCAGTCCAGATAAATCAACAGGTGATGGCGCAGGCGTACTATTAATAAAAGATTTAATCTCTTCGGCCAACATAGCGGCTTCGGGTGGAATGTTCGCCTTTACGTTAGCTATCGGCGTGCCATTACTAAGCGAAGTCGCGTAATTATCAATGGCAGTAGTGGCACTTTCACCGATCTTATAGCCTACATCAGTAAATGTTGCCTGATTGGCTTTATTAGCAAGAAACTCCCTAGAACGAGGATTACGCATTGCACTGGCTAAATCAGCCGGTAATGCAGAGGCATCAACACGTTGATTGTCAGACCATCCTGTAGCCGTCAAACTTTGTGAATCAACCTTATTCATAACACTGCGCCGGACAAGATTAATGAACGGCACACTAGTACCAAGCTCTTCGGCTGAGACCGAATTGCCTGCCATTATACGATGTGCTAGAATCTCAGCACGTTCATTGTTAGCAGGATTAAAGACTTTATCATAGCTACTTAAAACACCACGTTCTACAGTTCCATCCATAAATTTATTAGGTGTAACCGCTTGCATGGCTGCTGCACCTAATGAGGCAATAGAAGTTCCAACACCAATAGCAGCACCAACCCCGCGATCAAGTATAGTTGCTGATCCTGGCGCCATTCCTAGATTAGTTTCTGCAAGTGCAGCCCCCAATGCTGCATCTAATGGAACACCTGCACCAGCGCTTGCTACTTTTGTAACGCCACCTATAACTTTACCTGCTAACTTAACACCTGGAACATTGCCAATAGCCTCGGCAGTACGAGCTATAACTCCAGGACGTGATGCGGTATCCGCTGCACCGGCAGGAACACTAGCTGCGGTATCCGCTGCACCGGCAGGAACACTAGCTGCACCGGCAGGAACACTAGCTGCAGCCGCTTTAGTTGTACTTGCTGCACTACCAACACCTGCCGCACTAGCGGCTGACGCTGCCGTGGTAGCTGCCATTTTCGCAGCATCAGAGAGCTTACTTACTAAACTATTGACGTTTTCTAAAGCTGTACTAATCTTATTTCCAGCGGCATCACCAATATCACCAATAGCAGTGCCAATAGACTTGGCATGGTCAACAATGGAACCTGAGAACTTCAAAAATTCATCAGTGGCACCCGACAACCCCGTTTTAACAGAGTCTTTCAGTGCGGCTACTTTAGAACTTATAGAGCTTGTCCATTCATCCATGGCATTTATAGCAGATGGAATAAGGCTCTTGATTTGATCGGGAAGTTTGCTTAGACGGCTGCTAACGTCATCGACAAATTCACCGATATGTGTGCCCGTTTTATTAAATGCATCACGAACCGGCTCTAGTCCTTGACTAATGCGATCTTTTAGCTTGTCTAATGACGTGCCTGCGTCATCAATGAACGTATTGACACGCTTAATAACATCGTCATAAGCGGTAGCCATACCACCTTGCCAACGCTTTAGCGTTTCATCCAGTGCATTAGCACTGTTATCCCACATGCCGTTAAATTCAGTAAACTTCTTACTGAACCAATCGCTCAGGTTACTCCAACGTGCTGCCAGGGCTTTTTCTGCATCATCAAAGAATCGCCCAATACCAGCGCCGCCTTCCATCATAGCGCCTAAAATACCACCAGTACCAGCGGCAATAGCAACTTTGCCTTTCTTTAGCAAAGCCATTAAACTGCCGCCAATGCCGCGCATCCATTTGCCTACTTTAGCCAATAATCCACCAGCTAAAGCACCACCTAATAGATCACCGATACCACCAGAGTTCTTATCCTTAGAGGCTTTCTTTAATCCATCCAGACGTGCGAATAGACGCCGTTCAAAGCCGGTCCAGAAATCCTGTTGCCATTCCTGATGTTCACTATCACGCTGCATCTGGCGTCTATTCAACGCCATAGATGCTCTATCGTTTGCCGTATTTGGGCGGTTATTGTTTGCTGCCTGATTAGGTCTAGCAGATGTGTTCGTGAAACTAGGCATATCACGCCCAGCAGAACTTACATTATTTGATCGTGTGGAATTGCGCTGATTGCGGCTTACAGAGCTTACAGCTTGCTGCAACATACTGTGAGCGTTATCATTGCCTGTGCGCCTGTTTTGTGCGCGTGGCATACTAAAGTTTATGCGTGACGGACCACTACCTGTATTGATAGCAGCCCCACCACGCAGCAAAGGAATACGCCGGTTACTTGGTGCGTTATTAGCAAATGCCGTGATGTTTTCAGCAAATGCATTTTCAGCCTGCACACGACGTACACACAGTGCTACTAATGCCTTGTATTTAGCCTGCAAAGCGTCGATGTAGTCTTCTAAAACGCTGGTTAGACGGCCTTCTGCATTAAATTTCTTGGCTCGAACAAAGAAGCCTTTAGCCTGTTGGATAATGTTGTTGGTTTCATCAATCATCGGCCAGACTTCACGCGCACTTAATGAAGTCTGGCTATTTCTTGTGCCAATTCGGGCAGCTTCACGGCGTAGTTCTGTTGCACGTCTATTAAACGTGATAACAGCATTGCGCCGCATCCGCTCGCTTTCTGTAGTAGTGCGAAGCAGGTTACTATCTAATGCAGGTTCTGAATTTCTTTTTAATACATTTGCAGAAGGCATAAACTATCTCCTACGCTTCCAACGGATCGGACCAGCACTAGGGCGGGCGGCTTGTCGATTGGCAGTTGATTGTGCAGTTCGTTGATCTTGGGCCGCGCGTTTATTTCTAATCTCAGCATCACGTAAATCCTCGGCCAGTTTAACGCTATAATAAAGCAACTGGCTGATACGTGTTTCATCTGGAACAAAGCAATGAAAATGTGACATCAAATTGTAGCGACGTGCTTCTATCAATTCTTCACTATAGGTTGGGAAAGAAATCGAGGACTCCAACGTTGAGTGTAATGGACTCAATGTCAGGTAGTACCTCGCCTCCCTCAGTTAAACTATCACGTATTTCCTTGGCTTCCCGTGCTGCTTCATCCGCTTCTGCCATACGTGCTATATAGACACCAGAGTTTAACTCACGAATAGACTCAGCTTCCAGACGCAAATAACTTTCTTGTTTTTCTAATGAATCCGCCCATTTATCTGGATCAAATTTAGCATCTGTTACATCAGCACGCTCTACAACACCAAAGTTTATCGCACGCCTAAATTCATTCAACTGTTCAAGGATATCGACGCTATCAGCACCAAGCTCCATCATAGCGTCGATCTTATCTTGAATCTCTGTAGGTCCGCCGTCTTCACGCCCTATCCCACGAAAGAACTGAGCCCGTAATAGCAGATCAGTCTCTTCTTCGTCGAGATTTTCCGTCATAAAGACTTCCATCTCTCGAACTGTAGGGATACAAAAGCCCTTTGCGGTCCATTCAAGGTATTCTTCTTCACTGATAGTAGGCGTATCATACTTCAAGTTGGTATCAGTGATACGATAGTCATTGCGATTGCCATATTTAGAGGTCCAAGACACTAAAAATGGCGTCGAAGTATACGAATTAAACCTATGCCAATAAAGCAGATAGAAGAAATCAGGCACGGCAAAGTCGCGAATATCAATGGCAGGGTCTAATGTCGCACCTACAGCATCAATAAATGCGGTAATGTTCTGTGTTTTCTGTGCCCGACTGATCTGCACCTGATCGGGTATGTTGATCTTTCGAACTTGCAGGTCTTTCCAGGGATAAAACACAAAGCCCGATAACAACGGCACACGCTCAAAATGGGCTGCACGGTTTATCTGCTTAGTGACAAATCTAGGCTTTCCTGTATATACTTGAGTGCTTTCATCAGCGTCCTTATCTTCATCCTTAGCCCGCTTTCTACGAGCCTCATACTGTGCTGGTTTAATAGGGGGTGGCGTTAATGAGCCACCAAGAGCGGCTTTATTGCTTAATTCTTCGGTAGGTGTGCGCTTGGGTTGTTTGTTGGGCGGTTCATCTTCATACGGAATATCGTCTGATACACGATCTGCTGGCAACTGAACAACGTGTTCATTTACATTGGGCGCTCGCCGTGGCGGCGGTTGTGGGGTATTACCTGAAAGCTCTTGGTTCTGCTTTAACAAGGCTTGCATTTCATCGTGTTGGGCTTGCAGACTAACAGGTTGACCTGTAGAGGCATCAACCCCACCCGTTTCAGTGCTTTTCTGCAAATCACCTAATGTACGTGTGCCAAGTGATCTGCTAGAGGGTGGGCGGATAATGCGTGTGCTATCACTCATGATTAAAACCTTTGTATTTGTTTTTCAGCGGTTTTAACGAAATAAACTACGAAATTCGGAGCCAAAATTCTGTCTTGCGCTGCCGCCAACTATTCCACCAAGCTCTGTTCCTAGAGTTCGTGGTAGATTAATCAAGCTGCGTGCGGCTCCGACCGTTTCTCGCACTGAGCCAAGACCTTCATCAACCAAAGAACGAACCTCTCTGATTGGCTGCAATACCTGGTTGACCGTGCCTCTAATGTTGTCAGCAACACCGCGTACGTTGCTAACGAATTGTCTAAATTGATTAAGTGGATTAGCCGCTCCACCTAGACCGTTCATAATGGAAAAAGAAGTGCCTGCACCAACCTGGATAACATCTTCATCCACAGCAAAATCTGCTGTCACTGTAACAGGACTAGAACCATCGTAATTGTATGACAGTCCAGAGAACGTAGTAGGCCAGCAACCTAATGCACGACCTACCATAACGGGCGCTGTATTGGAAACATAGTCAAATGCAAATAGCGAAATGGGATGCTTGTAAATGGCAGGAATACCGTAGTTGTGTTCCTCATCTATAATGAGGTTTTCCCAGGAACGTAAATAACGCGTAACACCGTAGTTAATGTCTTCAAAAAACGTAATAGAGACGTTGGGAACAGACATAAAACGAGGGAAATTATGCCTTGCACCCGCTCTAAAACGTTGATCTGAGTCTATTTGCCGCACTGAAAACTCAATATTCTCCACCATACCAAAAGGTATAGTAGAGGTCCTAAGTAAACCCTGATATGGCACAGGAAATGAGGGTGTTCTAGTGCGAGGGATTAAATCAGGCAAACGTACAACCCAGCGCCAAGAGGGTGCAGGTTCAGCCTTGCCACGCACTTGATTGAGATCAGGAATATAGGACATTTTATATAGCCCTAAAAGCTTCAAATAGAAGACATAAATTAACCGGCCTAATTACAGGCCGGTTAATCATTCACCATCAGTGATAGATAACGTGCCTGCCACGGTCTCTATTGCTTATCGAATGGCGATATTACTCGGTTCATAATGGTCATATACAAAGCTCATGTTGACCAGATATGCCTGCGAGCTACTACCATCGTACTGAATAGAGGGCTTGCTTTGCGGTTGCAGACCGTAGAAGATCACTTCTTTAATAGCAAGGCCCGTGGTGTCATAGGTGATAAGACGCGGACCATCCAGAGCGTAAGAACGCTTGTATCCACCAGACGTGCCTGAATTGGTGCCTGCGATAAACTCAAACCACGATTCAAACTGATTAGTGGTATCCATCGTGCGATCTTCAAGGTAGGCCACTGTAACCGTTCTTTCAAACGTACGACGACCACGAATATAGATCACATGACCATGCACAGGGACTTCAAAGGCTTCCTGTCCAGTGCCAGGATATTCAGCCTGTTGGCACTTAACCACCATGTTACGGTCAGATGTTCCGCCTGGAATTGAGCCAAGAATAAACTCGAAGTCACTTGTAGTCATAATGTCGGGTAAGCCACGAACCCGGTCAAGAGAAATGCGAGGCATATAAGTTCTCCTATATCGATAGGACTTGTTAAATTAAAACCAACGTAGGCTGGGGTTTAATTAAACCCCAGCCTTTGTATTACTCTCCGTTGAGCAAGCCCACAATTTCAGAGAATGCCGCGCCTTGCTTGGTAATAACCGAGGTCAGTCGCACATACTTAACCGGCAACGTCGGCTCAAGAATAAGATCAACATTCAATTGGCCGGAGTCTCTATGATACGGCTTATTGTTGTTGTCATCGGAAATAACCTCGAACCTACGCAGTCCACGAGCTTCCTTAATAGGCTGTAGGAAGTTTTCGCAAAGCCGCACAACCTGGAACTGAGTGTAAGGATCATGTGGCTCATACACTGTGTAATCCAGTGCATCAACCAAGCTTACCTCAATTGTGATAAGAAGACGACGCACAGAAATGTTCGACAAAGCGGAAGCTTTGCTTTGCAGCGTATCAGCACCCCAAATAACGTAACCCTTACCTGGCTTTTTGATAATCGGGTTAATCTGATTGGGAGAGATAAGCTGCAATTCGCCTTCGGTATATTCCTTACGCAGACCAATGATGTTCTTCATCAGACCACGATTAAGACCCGCTGGCGCAAACCATTCAGCCGCTACAGTATCATTGTAGGCAAATGTAGATGCAACGTAGCCTGACGGCGGAACATACATGGTGAGGTTGGTAAATTCATCACGTATCTGCAAATCAGGCGTATAAATAGCCGCATATGTCGTGTTCAGATTAAGTGTATTGCGCCGATGACTATACGCATCCGCTGCACCCTGTTGCGCGGCTGGCATATCAAGAATGGCAAAGCAGTCATAACGATTTTCTGCAATAGAAACCATCTTGGTCTGCACAGCCACGTCATCATAACCGCAACCGATCAGAATACGCACTGCATTCTTAGTACGATCTGCAAACGCATTCCAGCCAGTCATGATCTGCGAATTAAGCGGCACAACACCGTCATTACCACCCGCAAGCCACGTAATAGGTGTTGCACCCGCTGTAGAACTGGTTGGAAGTGTAGCCAAAATGCCCGCAGGATTGTTCAGGTTATAAACAACGCGAATAAGCGAGCTTCTCGTAGCACTGTTGTTAATGACTTCTTCTATAAACTGCTGACGACCAAAGCCATCAACCTGCTTATTGATAGAAACAACGTGCTTTTCCAGAGGCACTAACTGATTCGTGCGTTCATACACCCAAATTTCAAAGGTATCTTCCTTGGCAATACCTGTAAGCGTTTGTGTGTTGGTAACAGTCGGAATAGTAGCCGAACCTGCTGTATTAATGATCTGCGGATCAATTAGATCAAAAATATCAGGCCCATCAACAGGCGCAACCAAGACAAGTTCTAAGTTATTAGCCTGCAAGAAAGCATCCGACGTAGCGCCCATTGCAGTGATAAAGGCTGCACGAATATCAGCCATAGTCTGTGCGCCGGAAGTATTGTAAGCAACCGGACCAACCTGAACGCGGGTTCCCTGCAAATCAAGACCAGCCTGGAAAGCCTGATTGGCAACAGGCAAAGCAGAGAATGTAAGTTTACGGCGCTGCTTAACACCAATATCCAGATTACGAATCTGAATGCCGATATCATTGGCCCAAGCACCGGGGTTTTCAGCGTACACATCAAACAATGCAGGACTGTCTTGGATAGAAACCGTCGCTTGCGATCCACCCAGCGTAACAGTGACCGAAGAAATGGTCAGGTTAACACCTTCGGGAGACGTAATGCGGATGATACGGTCATCTGTCGCACTGGAACTGTTCTTTAGGACAGTTGCCTTACCAAGAGACTTCTTTGCAGCGGTAAAGCCGGTTGCATAGGCTGCATTAATCTGATTGGTAATAGCATCGGCCAGCACTTGCATCGTAGCATCACTGCTAGTTGCGTACGTGGCAGAGAACGTAATAGGGTTGGTGCCATCCGTAATGGCAACCGCTACTTCGTTCAGAGATACCAATACAGCACTAAACACTAGATGCTGATATTGAAATCCACCAGTGTTATAATCACCACCGCGACCCGAGGGGAATTGCGTAAACGAAGTGTTAACCGCAGAAGAACCTTCAAGGTCATTGGTAACAACAACGCCTGCGTGCTTCGCATCCTTAACAACGCGCTGAACCCACAACTGGCGACCAGTGGTAAGGAACGCTAAGCAACTATGGTGCCCATAACTCCAAGACGGATCGGGTTTACCGAACAGGTCCTGAAACTGATCTTTGCCACTAATAAAAGTGGTCTTCATAGGGCCACGTCGAGAAGCAAATACCGCCGCACCAACCGATGTAGCAATCGCCTGGACGCGTTCAGAGAGATCAATCTCTCGCGGATAAACACCAGGAACTAAGTAAAACGCCGCCATAATAAGGCTCCCTCGTCTAAATGTATTAACGCTACGTCAATTAAACATTGTATCAATCAAAATTGCTAGATGCAGACTCCGTCGATTGAGTGCTGGCAGCGCCAATGTGACGAATGCCGGTTGGCAGGTTCCACAAGAACTTATCATCAACTTCACAGGTCAATCCAGGACCAAAATCCACGGAATCACCATCAGCCGCTCGTACAGTAATCTTGTTAGGCGTCATATTACGAAGAATAGCCATTATCAAAACTCCTAATTAAGCCACAATAGCCTTAATTGTCACTGGATCGGTAATTCCTAGGTTTTTGACTTTAACCTCAGAAAAAACACCTGTTATCGTCATATGACGTTTAACAGGAATAACCAATGACGTTGTTACATTGGACACAGTGCAAGACAATGTAACTTGAACTGGGGCCGACGACGTAATATGCAGAAACTCAACTACTGCGCCTAGTAAAATCTCAGATCTTGCATTGTTAGCACTGACATTGTTGGCAGCTAGTTCATGTGTATCATTGCTTATTTTAGCAACCGCTACAAGGTCAGTAGGGGCGTTCAATTCTTGTATATTACGTCGCGAAGATAATGTTGTAAGGGTTACACGTAATGATGTAAGGAGCGTGGCCTTCATAGCCCTAGCCTTTATTTCTGATATACTTTGCCACCTAAATTAGCTAAAGAACGCCCGCTTTCGTCCATCACGACACTAGACAGGTTCAAATGAGTGCTGGATACAGACAGTTTTTTCGATGTGCTACCGTGATAGGTATCAATCGACATACTAAGTTCCATAACCATTGATTCGCCAATCTCTTCAAATTCAAGGTCAGGGAAATTGATCTGTTGATCCATATTAACCTTGATATTGATTGTAGCCTGATCTTCGGCATCAATAACAAAATCAAGGTAATGGTTTCTAGCAGCCAATAACCAATGCTGTGCCAGTGCTATGGTATCTGAGGCATCATCCGTTATGAACAACACTCTGAATGCGACAGTGGCAGGCATAAAGTTGTAGATAATCTCGGTCGTACTCTCTGGATCAACGTCAGATAGTATCTTAGGACCATACCTGCCACGTCTATGCAACACAAAAGGATTATATCCTTGTGTATTGGTCTCCATTGTAGTCATGGTGTAGGCAAAGAATGGCTTTTTAATCTTGCGGTTCTGAGTAAACATAGCCCGGAAATGATTTGTGCCCCTTGTCTGCACAACGGGCACAATCTTGTCAGGGAAAAACCGCTTTAATTGCGATGCAACACCTGCTATGGAAGTGATAAAAATATCAGATAGTTTCTGATTATCCTTACGGTCTCCGTGAAATCCGCTCATGATGTGGAAACGCGGGCAAAGTTTCCCCGCCCGCTCCCATAGTTGTTACGCAGCACGGCGTTTGGCAAGGATACGCCGACTATCCTTCAAAGACTCGTCAGTACCATCAATGCTAAGCTTATTGGCAAGTGCCCGCAGCTTGGCATCAACAGGGGTAGGCTTTTTAGACGACAGAGTTTGTCTTGAAGACGATGTTCCACCCATGGGCTTGGTATCATCAACAGAGATAGGCTCTTCGTCTGCTTCGTCGTTTTCTTCATCGTCAGGTACATCAAAATCAGGAATGTCTGCACTAGACGAATCAGTGTGATCGTCAACGTCGTCGTATTCTTCGCTATATTCCATTTCCGAAGCAATCGCATCAATTGCTCCTTCCATATCAGAAGGCTGAACTTCTTCGTCCATGTCTTCTTCATCCGACGCATCATCCATATTCGCAGCGTCGAGTGCTTCTTGTGTATTGGCATTCATTTCTTCGATACCGCCGATTAAATCGTCAGCATCATCCGCTTCCATGGCAGAAGCAAAAGACTTGAATGCAGAACGCCAATCGCCTGCCTTAGCTGCATCGTATGCAATAACCAGCATATCACCAGAAAGACTGTACGGTGCCTTTACGTTAGCAACGGTTTCTTCCGGCGCGGGTGCCGGGGCTACTTCACTATCAGTAGTTCCATTACCGTGCTTAAGAACCAATGCGCGCAGATCAGATTCAAGATCATCCAAATCTACATCAGGGTTTTGCTTACTAATTGCCTTATAGAGAGCCTCGGCACAAGAAGTTGCGGTCTCCCGCATAGCAGAAAACTTAAACTTCTGCTTAGGAGTAACCTTCTTCTTGCGAAAAGCCTCCACGGCTTTTGGTTTATTCATTGTACTCTCCTAACTAAGCAAATTTAACTCGCAGGCAGGCTGATTTAACTAATCAGCCTGCCTGAGTTCGTCAAATACGCTTAGCTTTAATAACCGACCGCGCGTTGGCGATCACCATGGAGAGGTCTTCAAACAAGAAGTGACCACGCGCCGGAATGCCATCCGAGAACTGGTTCACTTCATAAGACTGCACCGGACCACGATCCGTATAACCGCCATGCATAGACGATTCACCGATCATGTAAGACTCACCGGCTTCAAGAACCTTAAGCTGTTCCTGACGGAAACCATCAGTCACAAACGTAAGGCCCAGCATATCGCCAAGCTCACCCGTGGTAACAATTTCATACTTGGTCATCGGATCGAACCAAGCAGAGAACTGCGTGTTGCCAGTGATATCATTCCAGAAATCAGCGGCCATCAGGTAATACACAGGCACGATGTTGAAGCGCGTAAGATCGGTACGCAGTTCCGTTAAGCTGGTAGGATTAAGACCACCCGAAAGATACTTAAGCTGGTGATCGATTCCAACCGTGTTATCAGCAAGCAGCTTCCAATGACGATCTTCCGTCGTCATAATAGCTTCCTGAGCTTCCAGGAACTTCTCTTCCAGAATGTCCTGGCTGCCCTGGTTCATATCGCGATTGGTAACGCGAATGTTGGCCGACACGATAAACTCAGGCGGAAACAATTCAGAATCGCGTACATACTGCGGATGTATCATGGAAGCTGATGCCATCATAACA